TCATAAAGTATTCGTTGTTGATGTCTGTGGCCGCAAGTGCGTCCTTGTATTCACGTATGCCTGTTGCCTTCTGTCCTGCTTCAGACCTTGACACCCATGCTGGGATATCTAATATCATACCATAGTCCATCAGTGCGTCCATCCATTTCAGCACCAACTCTCTTTTCTTTGATGCTTTAGGACAGTTAGGATCTTTCCAATCACCTTCCCAAACACCCTTACCTATTTGGAATCCACCCGAGTCACCGAGTGCCCATGAGTTTGATCTGTCTCTGTTGCGAAACATATCTTCACCTGGAGCATCCTTGTTTAGATCAAGTGTGGCATGTCCTGCCGAATACAAGCACCATTTGTAAGTGAACTGTGCTGTTGGATCTAGAAAGTTAAGACTTTCAACACCATTTACAAAGTTCTTTGGTACTCGATTGTAGTCAACGTATTCCTCAAATCTTTGTTTGCCGATGAACGTGGCATAGAAGCCACTCACCGCCGGCAAGAAACGGGCATAGTCTAATTGATTTTCGGTTAAGTTGCGATTCACTACTTGCTTTGGGCAGGGAGTATGAACTGATATTCACCAATACCAGAATCAACGGTTAACTGTAATGCACCTTCATTTGATAAATGCATCTTCACTGTGCTGGAGTCTGCAAGTTTCAGTATCTGTAATACTTGTGCCACAGGCCATGCCCAGTTCTTATCAAGTGTGCCAGTCACGCCAGGTTGGAAAATAAATTCACCTGCGTGTGTCGAATGATCACCAAATGTAAATTTAAGATCACCGTTGTCAGTCTTTGCAACAAATGATGTTTCTTCACTGTTTGCTTGTACCTGATAACTCAATCTTGTCACAGCCGCCATGCCTGGTTCAAATTCAATGTCCCAGTTGACGCCTCTAAACTTTACAGTCTTCAGTTTCTCTTCGATTATCTCTGCGTTCATGAAACGATAATCGTTTTTGAAGTCACCGTTCGCATTTTCGAAATGCAATCCAGTTGGATAATCGACACCTTCTTTGTTCCTTGTGCTGACTGTGATCTTTGCACTGTCCTTGTATTCTGGAACTTTCAGTAGTATGTCTAGTTTGTTAAGTTGTGGCATTCCAAATGTACCATCTATTCCGATTGGTTTGTGGAACTTGCCCTTCATGATAACAGATCTATCATCTGCCATGGATTCGATTGTTGTTTCTTTAGTATCTGATACAATCTTCACCAGATTTAAAAAGCCTAATGCGTGTGTGTGCTTTACTATATCGAGTAATGTGTCTTTCATATGCCTATTCCTTATAAGGTTGTTTAGTTAAGTGTAACATTATTTAGACCTAGCGTCAATAGTGTTTTTTATTTCTTGGTAAATTCTTTGGTTGGTTTTTTGGTCAAAATGATTTACTCCTTGATTTGGTGTGCAATAATACATGTAATTCAGATTGTCTGTGTCTTCATTGAAGTTGTCTATCTGTATGTGTTTATGTTTTGCCAACATGTTTTGTATTTTGTCATAGATGAGTTGATAAATTTTTTCGTTGTGTTCTTTATCGTAATGATATCTAAACCAATTGTATGCTGTTTTTAGACTTTTGTTAAAGACATTGGTCCATTTTGTTGCATGGTGCTCGATGTCTGCATACAACATATCGCTTTGATCATGTAATAAACTGGAATAATTTATAGGATTTTTTCTTGTGTACAATCTGTATGGACTGGTATGACAAACAATCACCCAATCATACAAATCAAGATTGTTGTTTTCAAGTTGTTGCCAAATCTTATATTCGCTTACTCCACTTTGTGCAACGTTAGTGACAGAATATTCATCTGCCATTAAATTTACCCAACCTTTGAATTTTATTTGTTGTGCTGTCCAATCTGATGCAAAACTGTCACCGGCAATCAGTATTTTAATTTTTTGGTTTGTCAAGTTTAACCTCTGGGTCTCTTTTGGTTAATAAATTGTATCTCCACCATTCTTGTTTTTTCCAATCAATCTCACCTGGTTTTTTGAACTTAAGGTAAGAACAGCAATCGGTATCAGTGTGTACTTGTTCGATATCAAAGTTAGTACAGTCAAATATTATCTTTGTAATTGTCTTTTGATCACAATAGTTGTAATATCCCTGTTTGATCAAATCAAGGTCGCCTTGATTATCTGCGTTTGCAAAATGGAACAATCCTTTTGCACCTTTGATCATTTTATCATTTATCTGAGAAAACAATTTTTCGATCTGCGGTACGGTAAAGTACGGCAGAAAATCCCAACTGAACATATATCCTACTTCATCATTTGGTACCATGTCCAAATTTGTGTATTCAAAGTTTGGATCCAACTTAGTATGCACTATGTGATTGAGAAATTTTTCTTGGAATTGCTTACGCAACTCTTGTGGCAGATCGGAATAGAAGTCAACTGTGTGAAATTGTTCAAATGCTTTTGTGTGTTGTATCCAATATCCATTGTGTAATCCAAGCATCAAGCAAGATAACCAGTGAACATTTTCATTTGTACAGATTGCTTTCAGTTCTTCAAGCAATGCCTTTGGAACTACTGGTTCTGGTTTATTTTGCCTATCCATTTCGAACCATTCTGCCGATCTAATGTTTGATCGCATGTGTCCAGCAACCAATTGATTCGGACTTACTTGTCTAACAATGTCTATTGCTTCTTTTGTTTTAGAAAGCATGTGTTCTAGTGTTTGTTGATGTTCGTTCAACTGGGACAAATCTATATCATTTAGTTCTTGTATGATTTCGTTGAATTTATTCCTAAGTTCTCTTTTCATTAAAACTCAAACAGAGTGCTGAATGTATTGTTCTGCTCTGATGCTCCTATGTCGAAGTCTAACACACCGATTAGATTGTCTAATTTTTTATTAATTATTGCCTGTTCCATTGCTTCATCATCAAATGATAAATCTTTGAACCATTGTGGAATACGCAACTCATCTACTGGATATGCAATAGATGTGTAACCTAATGGATTGTTTTTAAGTTTGCACACAATAACTTTTGCACCATCCATGATTTCCATTGAGTGTTGATCTTTATACATCTTTTTCACGTTGTTCCAATTCATAGCCGCTCTCACATGTCCAGGCATGTTTGCTTTGCCCATACGTTGTTCTTTACGCACATACTCTGTCAAGTTGTTTACTCTCTTTGGTGTACCTTTTTCCCAACCTGGTCTATCTCTAAACTGTAATCTAAAGTCCTGTATGAATTTAATTATCTCTGGCTCTTGTTTGTCGGTCAACACCATAAGCAATACATCGCTTAGGAAGTCTTGCACAAATTTAGGTGTGTCCGACCTTTTCAAATCAAGACCCATTGCTTTTACTTTTCCTGGCTTACCGTCTACATCATGTCTAACACCTTCTAAGTCATATATTAGTGCGGCATATCTTTTCTTTGTTATATACAAACCTTTTGATGCAACAATTTCTCTGCCACCTTTGATAATTCTCCCCTTGTTGTCTGGTGCATGGAAGGCCTCATACATAAATCTTGGAAATGATTTGTTTACTTCATCCGCGATTTTATCATACAGTTCGATACATGACTCTTTTGTCCACGTCATTTTACCTTCTTCAACTTCTTTTTTCACAAGTGGATATGCTGTAAAGTAAACTGAATCTGTGTCACCATACACAATGCCAGGACCTTTGTGATCATACTCGCCTGCGATGATTTCATTTGTCTTCGCCGCCATGTGTTTGGTGATCGATCTACCTGTGAGTGTGATTGATTGTCCTATACGCATGTCAAAAAATCTACAACCAGGATTTAGAATCGCACCATACAGTGAATTCAAGTTAATCTTTTTGACAAGTTGCCTTTTGGCCCAAAATGCTTCTTCTGTTTTGTTCTTGGCTTCTATTGCCTGACGCATTTTAACTTGCATCTCTTTACGTTCAGCAAACCATTTTTCAAGTAGTCCAGGAATAATTGCTTCAAATTCAAATGTGAATATTGTACCGTTGGCAGTCAGTCCCCAATTTGATCCGTTTTCAAATATCATACCATACAGTTCCGCCGCTGAGTGTGTAGTCTCAGTGCCGTTGGTCCATTCAACTGTGCAATTGAATGCCCTGTTCTTACGCATGACTTCTGTGTATTCAACTGTGCTGAACTGTCCTTCCCATGCTCCTGCTGGTGATTTCTTTTCAAAGTTGATACGTTCATCTATCAATTTTGTTGTTGCGTCTTGTTTGATCTGTCCTACGATGGTTTCCGGACCCATGTTCATTGCCCTGATGATGGACGGATACAGTGAGTTGATATCTATTGCACCTATGTAGTCATGCAATCCTTTCTTTGGCGTCGCCACATAAGCACCAACTGCCGCTCCTGTTGAGTGTGGTTCACGATATGGTCTGTTTGGAACCACCATGCCACGTTTGTGTGTTTCATTGATGATTGCTTGTTCTGTAACTGCCACAGCACCCATTGTGGTCTGCAATAGAACTGTGTTGGAGTGTGCCAACACATTGGCCAAATCCAAGAATTTTAGTTTGTCATCTAATCTTGCAATCAGCATAACGTCTTGTCTGTTGTATTCTATGAACGTCTTGAAGTCGTTGTTGTATAATGAGTCTAGTGTGCCTTCATATGGTGTTTTCATTTCACCAAGTTCCATGTTTGATATCGCATCTAATGAGTATGAATGTCTTTCTTCGTATGTGTACTTTCTGTAGAGTTGCATGTAGTCCAAATGCACACGACCAATCAAATCATATGTGACTTCTTCGTTACCGAAACGTTCAAACTTTCTTTTGCGTGGAGGCAAATTCCACAAACACAGTTGACGTGCATCATCTTTAGATAAGACTTTTAAGATCCTACCCACAGTGTATGGTATGTCATAACCTTCACTGTTCCACCCACTTAGCACATCAGCATCTTCTATCACTCCCATGAATGTTTGTAGTAATTGTGCTTCATTTTCTACGATGTATGTGTTGTCAAACTCTTTGACGGCATCAACTGCCTCTTCCATAGTTAATGTCTTTGGTGGCACAGCGATTGTGATCAGTTGTTCGTTCCATTGAAGATATACTGTTATGCTTGTAATTGGCATGAAGGGATCTCCTGGTTTTGAAAATCCTCTTGCAGGATCAAAGTCTACTTCTATGTCGAAGAATGCTGTGTGCATTGTTGGTGCTTCTCTGTCGAGATAGTTCTCTTCCAAGCACCTGAATATAGGATTTATATCTGCTTCATATATCTGTTTGCCTTTATGCATGGACAACTCTTTTTGGAAGTCTTTGTGTAGTTTTGTGCTGACCCTACTCACTGGTGTGTCATATATTGATCTGTGCTTGCCTTTTTGGTCGTCATAGTAAAACACATACCTAGCCGGATAGTCTGTGTACTGGCGTTTGCCATTCACACGTTCGACCACCCAGATCTGATCACGTTCACGATCAAAGTATGCGTCTATGTAACTCACTACTGTGTCTTACCAACCGTTGCTAAGATAGTTTCTAATTCTTCAAGTTTTGCTTGTTCTTCGTGCAAGCCTGCCTTGAATGCCACACCGATCGCTTTGTTCAACATGGCTGGTTTGATGTCCAACTCTTCCGACAATGCTTTCACTGTGTCCTTGAGTCCTGCATTTAGATCTGTGATCTCTTGCTTGACTTGAATTCCTTCGTCTATAAGTTTGGTTAGTTTTACTTTTTCTTCTTGATTGAATACTCTTGATGACATGTCTTCTCCTTGTGTTAACAATTACAAGTATACAGTCGAAACTATTTCTTGTCTACTTCGTTTTTTGTGATTGGATTTGCCAACTTTTTGGTATCTGCTATCTTTTTGGTAACATGTTTAAGTCCACGTGACCCTGCTGACTTTGGATCTTTCTGTTGGATTTCAGAATCCGTGTGTGATTCTATGATATCATGTATCTTCATGCTTTGCCTTGTCCGCGGCTTCTGGTGTGTTGTTTTCTTTTTGATTTGTTCTTTGGTCGACTGTATGTGCTGTCTCCGATCGATGTGCGTTTTTTGGTAGGAGTTCTGTACGAATGTAGGACTATGCCTCTAGCCTTGGCCATCTATAATGCTTTCAAGTTTTGCCAATGCACCATACTTTTCAGGATCTTTAGCAACCAAGTAACCTAAGAACTGTGAAGGTTGTACGCCATGCTCTTTTGCTTTTTCTCTAACTTGTTTGCCTACGTTTAATAGTTTAATCTTTTGATCCATTGTCATTTTTTTACCT